AAAAAGTACAATTCGGTTGAACTTATATTCCGCGACGAGTGGCGCATCGCCAAGTTCGTGGACCTAGCAGAGGAGTACAGTGAACGCGAAGGAAGTTGAGCAGCTCGTAGAGCTCATTTACGGAAACTGGAACGACAGGCTGCCCAGCTCCGCGCCAGTAAAGAAGACCGTTCTGACACCGTGGCATCGAGCGCTAAGTGGACTCTCGTATGAGGAGGCGCTTGCTGCAGTAGACGCCCTAGCTCTTTCCGACACTTACATGCCTCGTCCAGGTCTTGTGCGAAAGAAGGCGATGAGCAGCCGACTCCTGTCACCGCCGGCCCACGCGTTCGCATGGGCTCAAGCGCAAGCTCTGGGTCGAGCAGTAAATACAGGCACTTACTCTGAAGGTAGCTGTCATCCCTGCGTGCTCGAAACCGTACAAGCGATGGGAGGCATATCTTCCCTGTCAGTGAGCACCAATGGAGACCGTTCATTCTTCTTAGAAGCGTACCAGGAAATCGTCTCTAAGTGGGAAGCCCTCCACTACGGAGTAGAGAACTAGACTAGCCTTCCTGCATGCGCAAGAGAATGGGAAGGCCGGCGAAACATGCAGCCGGCGATTCCACCACAATAACCATCCGCATCCCGACGGATATGAAGAACCTCATCGTCGATGTGGCTGATGGGTATGACATGACAATCACCGAGTATCTCTTGACGTTAGTGCAGAGAGATGTCTCGGAAGCCTCTACGAGCCAGTAAGCCAGACGGTAAGTACAACATCGTCATACGCGTTCCTGGCTGGCTTAAGAACCAGCTAGTAGAGCACTGCGCCTCGAGTGACGCCACCATCAACCAGTGGGTCTCTGCGGTCGTCCTAGAGGCTCTCAGGGAACAGAAGGGCCTACCGCCGGCACCAGACCCCACTAGTCGCATTCCGACTACTGCTGACCAGATACACGCGTACATGGCGGGCGAGAAACTTACGCAACCCTGTGGACGAACTGACTGCGAACCCGAGTGGCAGCAACTACAAAATATGAGATTCTGCAAAAAATGCGGCGTGCGGGGTATCTAGAGGGTTTTTTAGCGGTCTCCCCACATTTGCGACAGCGTAGGTCTAATAGGTCCGATGCCTCTTCTTCTCTGTTCTGCCGCTAATTGTCTGCTCGTCATCCCAGCCCAGATACCGTGCATATCGGCTACTGGGAACTCCAGTGCGTAGTCTAAGCATCTAGCTCTCACAGGGCACTTGTCACACAGGGCTCTAGCACCGATGATGTAGCTAATATCCTTATGTGCCTTGGGAAACATCGTTAACGTCTGGCCTTTACAGTTGGCGAAGTGCATCCAACCTTTAGTTTGTATCTCTAGTTCGGAAGGAACTTCAGGTACTTCTTCTTCGGGTAGTTCTTTACCGGATAGTTCTCGTGCCACTTTTGTTTACCTGTCGTGTTGATGTAGGCGTATCTTGTGTGTGCGTAGAGTACGGAGCCCCAGTACAGGGGTCATACTTCGCTGCTATGGCAATCGCTTTTAAGGCAATCCTCTTCGCCTGTTGCAGTTCTAGCTTTTTCCCGCCGGCGAGGGCGTGTAACGCGCCAAGCGCATATGCTCCGCCACTGCCTATTGCGTACATTCCTGACTGTTCTACTATCCAAGAGTAGTCACTGTCGATGATATAGATGCTCCCGTTTATGGAACACATGATGGTCGAGCCCTGTTCGGCTATATGACTGCTTGAGTCTCTCTCTGGAATGGAGTACCCATGTAGGTCAAAGCAGGCGCGTAGTTCAGGAATAAACTTGACAGTTATGTACGCATCCAGCTTTTTCCCCGTGACAGTAGGGGGTGGAGGCGGTACAAAGGCGTGATGGAGAAGGTTTATAGCCCTTAGGTCACCTGCAGCACCAATAAGGAACTGTTTAGAACTAGCCACCTTATTGAATCCTGTAGCCAGAGTGCTTATTTGAAGGACGTCACCGTCTCTGTCAATATCGGAGATGCGAGAGTCAGCCACTATTAGGGAGTAGTCGTCTCCTTGGATTCCTATTATGGTTGTCATATGGAGTAGTTCTCTCTTTCCCTTACGTGTATCCAGCATTCTGGAACATTGCAGGGATGATTTGGGCTTCGTTTATCCTTAACCCTTGTATTCTGTTCCACGGTATTGACCCCATCCGTTATAGATGTGGACAGTTTCATATGAAAACCGGTGCTCGCCCTTGTCCTCGTAAGTAACTACGCCGAGACCCTGTTGCCAGTCTTCGTGGCGAACAAGTGGACGACCGTCTAGGTCAACCCCGCCCTTAGTAGAAGGAATAGCGCCATCAATCCTGGCAAGACATCCAGCGCTAGCCGCCATAACGGTGCGTGGTCCGTCAAAGTCTTCACGAGTTTTGAATGCCATTTCGATACGGTGGATGTGCCCATAGAGAACGGATACCTTTTCATTGCTTAGATAGCGGGTTGCTGTGACGCCATTAGAGTTGACACGGTCGCCGTGGATAACTCTAAGCTTTTCGTTAATCCAGTAGTGGCTAGCTGGATATCCTGGAAGGAAATCTACTCCGTACTCCTCCATACGGCACAAATAAGGAACTGTCATTACTGGCCAATCCTTAGGAGTATTGCCCTTGCGGAGTCCATATGCTGCAGCTGCATTGACAAGAAGGTACTTGGGAAGTCTCTCTTCGTGGTTTCCTGCAAGCCACTTGATAACTGCATTTGGTGCAGCCGCGCGCATTTGAGCACAAAGAGTGGTTGCGGCGTCAATAGATGCCTGGGTTGTTTGCTGGAAAGAAGGGTATGTCAAGTACTTACCCATCTCAGGAAGGTCCAAGTTGTCGCCTACACACACGATTAACTCTGGATTTAGGTCCTCGATAATCTGTAGAGCGATACTGATAGCACGCTCGTCATGGGTTGGCTCCAGTTTGCCTTCGGCATTACGGAAATATCCAATCTGGATATCAGGAACTATCACGCATGTTTTGAAGCCCTTATTGGGTTTCTTGGAACCCTTGACTTTTGGTACTTGTATTGAGGGTCCTGGCTGGATAACTGGCCATTTTGGACCATCTTCGAAGGCCGGCGAGAACTGCAGAGCGACCAAATCGTGTACTTCTGCCTCCCCTTCATCGTTTTTGGTGAGTGACTGGTAGAGCGAAACGCGCTGAATAGTACCGATGTCATCCAAGCTGATGTTTTTGCGCTCCAGCATCTGGGCGATATCACCCAAGACTTTGGTCTTTTGGGAGTCAACTTTTTCCTTGGTGGCGAGCTTGGTGAGCTTCCCGGTCAGTTTCTTTTCTGTCATTTTGCTTCTCCTGTATAGAGGCCTGGAAAGCACGCACACATATGGGACCCGCCCTCAGTGAAACATGCTCGTTTTTGTACAACCGTAGAGCGGGCTACTACTAGCCCTTCTTCACGGAGGGTGTTGGCGATTGAATTGGACGATGCCGTACTGGCCATAACAGCAAAAAACGCCTGACGGGTTTCCTCGTCAAGCGAATTAGCTATCTTTCCAACAACACAAGCGCCGGGTTTATCGCTAGAAGAAAGACTCAATAGGTTTTCTTTCAGGCGAGAGAACTTTGGTGTTGCTTCTCCCTGTTTGTTCTGTACGCTCATGGTGTCCTCTGCTTCCTCATCGTTCGACGATGTTTGCAACACTACTATATACATGAGTAGTATGGGGCTGTCAACCATAGAGAAGGTAATTTGTGGATAAACGTAAACATGAACTAGGTGGGCTGACTGAACCTATTGAGATGCTTGTAAAGCGCGGCATGGATAACAACATGTCTTCAGAACAGATGGCTATGGAAATAGCAAAAGCAATCTCTGGTACTGCTATCAACTACCCACCTGGGAAGTTGTCAATACTTACCGCGCCGGCGCGCATGCTCGTAACACTGATTCAAGAACCAACCATGACGCAGCGAGCACTGTCTATCTACTTAGGTATTTCTGAAGCTGCTGTGCAAAAGACCATTAAATCATTGGCTTCTACGGGTCTTGTAGCAAAGACAAAAGTCAAGGGCCGAAATCACTACTCGGTAAACGTTTCACAATTTCTCGAGCTGCCTGATATCGTCATGCTTTCACGAGTTATAGGTGTAGCTCAGGAAGTACCATTCTGATTCTGGGATGTTGCCCAAGCAGAAAAGATGTCATCATCGACAGGGATAATCCAGACTTGAGAGCTTTCTAGCGGGTCATCCATCTCTCCCATAAACGCCCAAGCAAACTCCATAGAGCGATGTATAGAGGCAACGCCGACATTGCACTCCATGCCGTACATGTCAACAAAGAGCTTCACGACACATATGCCGTGCTTGTTTCTACACTCACCTTCTGTACTAGGGCATGTAAAGCCGGAGACAATAAGGTTTGACTTATCCAATATGAACTCGATAACGTGACCGTCTTTGTGCCAACTAATGTCTGTTTCCATAGGCGAACAATAGCACGGATAAATTTAAAAAATTAGGTACATCCCCTTGACGACCGCACGGCTACTTAATTATATATCACCCTGCTTGGGTGGCGGCAGCCTTTTTGCGTATTGTCGCTTTGTTGTTCCCGCCAAAAGCTGCAGACACTTCGTCTTTGTCTAGAACACCATCGTCGGCATACGCACGCATGAGAGCTTCTGAGACTTTTGCTGCGGCCATTACGCCGGCAATAGCAGCGCTCTTCCACAGCTCGACACCAAACACTGCACCGCCTGCAACTGCAGCCAAAGCGTTTGAACCAAATACGGCAGCAATCCTGCCCATTAGTGATAATAGAGTTTTCATTAGGCCTCCACTGGCGTACTAGCCAATGCGCATTTTTCAGAGCA